TAAAAAAACAAATGAGCGAACTAAATGGAACTTTAAAGATGGCAACGTTTGGAACTTTTGGGTTTATGGCAACTCTTTTAATAGCTCTTCTGACAGGAGTAGTAGCAATATAATGCACATTTCAGAAGAAGGTCTTGCTTTAATAAAGCATTTTGAAGGCTGTCCTGTTAATGGAGCAGGTGACCCTGTAGCTTATTTATGCCCTGCCGGAGTTTGGACTATAGGATATGGTCATACTAAGCGTGTTAAAGAACACGACAGATGGAGTATGGACCACGCTGAATACATTTTAAAAGAAGAAATTGAAAATGATTACGAAAAACACATTAAAGAATTAGTAAAAGTAAAATTAGAACAACATCAATTTGACGCACTTGTAGCTTGGGTATTTAACTTGGGTTATGGGAATCTTAAAGACTCCACACTTTTAAAATTTTTAAATGCAGGCGATTACCATAATGTACCTGCTCAAATTAAAAGATGGAACAAGGCTACCGTAGATGGGGAAAAAATTGTATTAGACGGACTGGTAAGAAGAAGAGAAGCAGAAGCTTTGTTGTTTGAAGGAAAGGAGTGGAGTAAAGTTTAAATGACATTAAATAAAAAAACTTCTTCTACAAAATGCAACAACTGTTACCTCGGTTTGTTTTGGGACGGCAAAACCTTTAAACGCTGGGGAGAAAAGTAAATGCCATTACAAAAAACAATATTTAGACCTGGAATCTATAGAGAAGGAACTGATTACGATAATGATGGCGGTTGGTTTGATTGTAATTTAGTTCGCTTTAGAAAAGGTAGACCTGAAAAATTTGGAGGTTGGATCAAAACTACTGATAACATTTTTTTAGGTACAGCAAGAGCTTTACATCCTTGGGTATCTTTGGGTGGAACAAAATTTTTAGGTTTAGGAACTACTTTTAAATACTATATAAACGAAGGATCTTCTTTTGCAGACATTACTCCATTGCGTGTAACCACTTCTGCAAATGAAATATCTTTTGCAGCAACTAACGGATCTTCTACTTTAACGGTCACAGACTCTGCTCATGGAGCTGTAGTAAATGATTTTGTAACTATATCAGGAGCTGCTACTTTAGGTGGTGTTGTAACCGCTGCTGTTTTAAATCAAGAATATCAAATTGCTGGGATTACTTCGAATAATGTTTACACAATAGTTGCTAAAAACACTACTGGTGCAACAGTAACCGCCAACTCTAGCGATAGTGGTAATGGTCAAGGAACAATTATAGGTAAATACCAAGTTAACGTAGGTTTAGATGTTTACGTAGCTGCTTCAGGTTGGGGAGCAAACCCTTGGGGGCAGGGAACTTTTGGATCTGCTACTGCTCTATCAAATACCAATCAACTAAGATTATGGACACACGATAACTTTGGTGAAAATTTAATTATTAATCAAAGAAATGCTGGTATATACAAATGGGTTGAGAATGACGGAACAAATACCAGGGCTGTTGAGTTGTCTGGTATTTCTGGGGCAAATCAAGTTCCTACTGTAGGTCTGCAAGTAATTACTTCAGAAAAAGACAGACATTTAATAGTTTTAGGTGCAGATCCTCTTTCTGGAACTACTAGAACAGGAGTAATTGACCCTATGTTAATTGCGTTTAGTGATCAAGAAAATGAATTAGAATTTGAACCAAAAACTACCAATACAGCAGGATCTCTTAGGTTATCTTCTGGATCTTCAATTGTTGGTGCGGTTAAATCAAGACAAGAAATATTAGTTTGGACCGATACTGCTTTATACAGTATGCAATTTACTGGACCGCCTTTTACATTTGCGGTTAATCTTATTAACGAAGGGACGGGCCTAGTTGGACCTAAAGCTGCTGTAACAGCTCCTCAAGGTATTTACTGGATGAGTTATAACAATTTTTATAAATATAATGGAAGTATTGAAACTATTCCTTGTACCGTTCAAAACTATGTTTTTAGTGATATTAATCTTGGGCAATCTTTTAAAATTAACGCTTTTACTATTGCAGATAAAAACGAGGTTGGATGGTTCTATTGTTCAGCAAGCTCTACAGAAGTAGATAGGTATGTAATCTATAATTATCTTGAAAATATTTGGTTTTATGGATCTCTAAGTAGAACGGCTTGGTTGGACGCTGGAATTGAAAATTATCCTAGAGCCGTTAGTGATGGGTATCTTTACCAACAAGAGTCAGGTTTTAATGATGATGGCTCCCCTATGACAAATGTTTTTATAGAAAGTTCTGATTTTGATCTTGGAGATGGCGATCAATTTACTTTTATAAAAAGGATTATTCCTGATTTTAAATTTTTGCAAAATGACAATTCTGGCAACGTTAATATTGTAGTTAAAACAAGAAACTTTCCTGGAGAATCGTTAAACACCAACTCAACCAACGCTATTTCTTCTTCTACCACACAAGCGTATGTAAGAGCCAGAGCAAGACAAATGGTTTTAAGATTTGAGTCTGATGATAATGCCAGTAATAATGGCAATTTAAATATTGGATGGCGATTAGGAGCTACAAGAATTGACACAAGGCCTGATGGCAAGAGATGAGCAAGATATTACAAACTCAACTTCCTATTGCCGTAGGAGATGTTAGTCCAGATATTTTTAACAGATTAATAAGAATTTTAGAAATTAATCTTGGTGCTGTTGACGTTAATCAAACTCAACAAATAAATGATTCTGATAAAAATACTCTTAATTTTTTAGCTGGAAGCATTATTTGGAATACTACACTAGAAGTATTGCAAGTTTATACAGGATTCAAATGGGTAGATATAGGTAAAAGAACAAATGATCTTGGCTTTGAATTAACTTCTTCTTTAGGCAGCGTAGACGTAGCGACTAATGGCGACATATCAATTAATGTTACTAGCTCTTATGAAAGTTATGGTGTAGAAAAATGGTACAGCTAGTAAAAGAATCAAAATATAAAACAAAAAATATATTATTAGAGCATCCTGCTGACTGGTATATAAATGAAAAAACATTTGAAGCAGCCAAACATTCTTTACCAAAAATAGTAAATTTTTACGATAGCAAAGGAAGCAGTAACCCTGTAAAAAATAAATTACACAAGGTTATAAAAGAACCGTTAAAAGATGTTTATACGGTTCCATTTTTTTCTGAAAAGTTTTGTTCAATATTGTTAGATGAAATGCATAACTTAGAAAAGTTTTATGGGTTTACTCCTAATAAAGAAGAGGATTCACTTAGGCAAATACCTGAAATAACCTTTGAGGATAATTGCCCAGAAATATATCAATCTTTATTTCAAACAATATATACTATAGGTAATCCTATATTTTTAAGTATTTGGAACAGGTACGTTAATGGTGGGGCTATTCAAATAGCTAACTATAATTTAAAGGATAAAAAGCAAGGTGCCTGGCATCATGATGCTAGTTCAGATATCAGTATGGTTGTTCCTTTAAATACTGGTAATTATGAAGGAGGCGGAACCGAGTTTTTAAATCGTGGTACAGTTGAGCCATTACCTACAGGCCACGCTCTAATATTTCCTAGCTTTACTCACATGCATAGAGGCTTGTCAGTAAAATCAGGAAATAGATACTTACTTGTATTTTGGTTAAAATGTATGGAAGAATAGGGTAGAATTTAGAAATGAATATAATAGACAGCTCAGGAAAAGGTTTAGCAGCCCTAGGACGCAACGAAGATCGCTTTATGGCACACGTTGCACCAGGAGAAATGGTAGTCCCTCCAGTCATATCAGACAGCACAAAAGCACTCATAAGAAAAGAGATGGCCGCTTCCGGCTTAGATCCAAGTCAGTATGAAGTGGGCGAAGGTATGTCTATCAATCCTATTACAGGACAAGCAGAATTTGGTTTTCTTAAAAAGGTGGCAAAAAGCGTAAAGAAAGTAGTTAAAAAAATTGCACCTATTGCAGCCGTAATACCTGGTCCTTGGCAACCGTTTGCTGCTGTCTATCAAAAAGGTGCTGCTGCATTAAGAATTGCTAAAGGTGAAGGTGGCCTTGGAGATGTCTTTACTTTAATGGCTGGTGGTAATCAAAAGTTAACTGGTGAAGGTGGCGCTTTTAGCTCTATAACCTCTGGCGACTTTAAAAATATTGGTGGAGGATTTATGGATTCTCTTGGTAGTATAGGATCTGTTACAGATGCTGCTACCGGAACCAGTTCATTTAACCCACTTCAGTACGGAAAAAATGTTGGCGCTGGTATGGCTAGTGACCAACAACAAGGATATTTTGGGGCTTTTGGGGGTGGAACAGGTGAGTTTGATGTGGCAACAGGAACTTTTAAAAATTATACAGATGCAGCAGGAAACCCAATTTTTAATGATAAATTTAATTTTATGGCTCCGGATAGAATTGTAGTCCAGCCAACTGACACTTTAAGTGAAATAGCCAAAGCAAACAATACAACTGTAGCAGAATTACAAAAGTTAAATGGAATTGTAGACCCAAACAAACTTGATGTAGGACAAGTGTTAAATATGCCTGGTGGGAATATATTTCAAAAAACAGGAAACGTTATTAGAAGCACTACTGGTATAGGTGATGGGAAACCAGGAGCTTTAGGTTTAGGGGGAGAGGGAAGTTTTTTTGGAATGGAAACTCCTGGGTTTATTAAAGGTATAGAAAATGCGTTAAAAGGGGAAGGCGGATCAGGTTCTGGAGGCGGTATAGATCCTAAAATGGCTGGTCTTGCTTTGTTATACGGTAAGGTAGTTAAAGATGCAGCTAAAAAAAATGAAGGTGGTTTAACCGATATAAGACAATCAGTAAGACCAGATTTAAGTCCAGCACCTGTATTTAAAGGATTTGATTTGGGTGTAAGAAAACAAGCTGCTTATGGAGGTCCAATAGGATACGGTAGGCAGCAATACAATCAGGGTGGTATGGCCGTAAAAGAACTTGATATGCGTGATGGTGGCGAG